TTTGTTAAACAACAGTTACAGGCACAATTTGGGCTTACAACTGGTGACTTAACAATGCACCTTCTTGATCCATCTGTTGCTTCCAACATTATTCAACAGAAAGTAACTGCTGCTCAAATTGGCGCCGAGGCTGAAAAACAAGGTACCGACATTAGTACTCAAAATGCACAGGCTCTTGCCGCACAGGGCGTAACTCAAGCCCAAGCACAACAAGGTTTCATGGCAATTGGACAAGAACTTCCTGGAGTCCAAGCCCTTGGTCAGCGTTATGCTGCTAATGCTCCAACGCTTGGCATTGGCGGTGCGCTACAAGCATCAACCTTTGGTACAGCAGGCGGAGCGCAATCAGAAGCAGAACTTGCTCGCCTCAAGACTCAAGAAGTCTCCGCCTTCTCTGGTTCATCAGGAGCAGGCAAAGGCAGCCTAGGTATCAGCGATACCAGCGGCCTAGGGTAACTAGAATCCGCCTCAGCCCACCAGCGCTGAAGGTGCGTACTAAGACTGGTAGTAGGAGCCAAGCCTCTTTCCCCTGAGAGAACTTGTGGCCTGCGTCTCAATCAACGAAAGGGAGTGCCTAATGGCAAACCAATATGAAGATGACGAAGATGACTTCGTTAATGAAGAAGCTGAGACAGATAATGGTCCAGCAAATCTCCGCAAAGCGTTAAAGCGAGCAGAGAAAGAAAAGAAGGAACTATCGGAACAGCTAGCACAGATCCAATCAGACCTTCGTAGTCGCTCCGTCAAAGAAGTATTGGCAAGTAAAGGCGTACCAGAAAAGGTCGCCAAGTTTATTCCTGGCGATATTTCAACGCCTGAAGCAGTTGATGCCTGGCTAACAGAGAACGCCGATGTATTCGGATTCCAACCAGCTGGAACAGAACCTGCTCCAACATCTGAAGAAACACAAGCAAACGTAGCAGCATATCAGCGTATCAACGCTGCGTCACAAAATGCAAACACTCCAACACGCGACCAGGACTTGGCCGCCAAGATTGCTGGAGCAAAGACAGTTGAAGAACTGAACGCATTGACAGGCTCACCAAGCCAGCGTTTCCGACGATAAAAAAACCCATCCAAGCACAAACCTTTATAGAAAGAAGGTGACACACAATGGCAAACGCATATACAGATAGCACATCAGGATCGCTCGGTACCTCACTCGTACAGACCGCTTATGATCGCTACGTAGAGTTCGCCCTTCGTGCTGTGCCAATGGTTCGCGATGTAGCGGACAAGAAGCCAGTACAACAGGCTATGCCTGGTTCATCAGTAGTCTTCCAGTTCTACACGGATCTGTCAGCAGCTACTACACCACTATCTGAGTCAGTTGATCCAGACGCAGTTGCGCTCGGTAACACAACTACCTCAACAGTAACACTTCAGGAATACGGTAATGCTTCACTAGCAACACGTAAACTTGAATTGTTCTCACTCTCTGACGTTGATCCAGCAATTGCTGACATCATCGCGTTCAACATGGCTGATTCCCTTGACACAGTAGCTCTTGCTACTCTCACAGGTGGAACAAACGCTATTGCTGAAGTTAACGGTTCTGCTGTATCTACCTTTGCTGGTACATACACAAACGGCACAACTCAGAAGTCAATCCTTTCAACTGACGTAATCAAGTCTCGTGACATCCGTTTGGCTGTTGCTAAGCTCCGTGCTAACAAGGCTGTCCCACGTCAGGGCGAATACTACTGGGTCGGTATCCACCCAGAAGTCTCACACGATCTCCGTGCCGAAACAGGCGCTGGCGGATGGCGTGACGACCACAAATACTCAGAGACAGGTGCTTCTGAGTTCTGGCCAGGAACAATCGGAACATACGAAGGTGCTATGTTCGTTGAGTCTCCACGTATGGCTAACTTTGCTGACGGTACTGGTGCAGGAACTTCTGCTTCAGGTACTTTCGGTACTTCTTCATATGTCAATGGTACTGGTGGCGTACGTGTATTCCGTACACTCGTTGCTGGTAAGCAGGCACTCGCAGAGGCTGTTGCTGAAGAGCCACATGTCATCTTCGGACCAATCGTTGACAAGTTGATGCGTTTCCGTCCAATCGGATGGTACGGCGTACTTGGATGGTCACGTTACCGTGAACCTTCACTCGTTCGTATTGAATCAACATCTTCAATCCACACAGCGTAGTTTGAAGTAATGGTAAGGGTGGGGTTAAGCACGGCTTGAAATAAAGCCACACTCCCACCCTTATCATCTAACAAGGAGAACAATGGCATATCTATTTAAGCCACCTACGGTGGATGAAGGCCCAGCGGGATTTGGCCGATTGTTCTGGCGTTACAGAATTGCCCGTGCGGATACAATCCTTGTATATGGCACAACAGTTAAACACGAAAGAACCCCAGGCGTGGATGAAACGCAAGCGGCAGATTACTGCTACCTCGGCGGACATGAGTACATCATCACCGACCCAGAAAGAACAATTTTAATTAACGCTGGCTACGGCGCAAACATCACAACAGTTTAAGGAGCCTTGATGAATCCAGGTAGATACAACATCACAGTTTACCAAGGCACCACATTCCAACTTAAGCCAGTATGGAAGATTGGTGGCGTACCCGTCATTCTTCAAAACTACACCGCAGACATGCAGGTTCGTCAGTCAACCGACACTGGCATCATTGTTGAACTTTCAACATCTAATGGCAAGATCACTATTGATTCCGCTTATGGCCGAGTCAACCTCAACCTTTCAGCAGCAGATACAGCTGCTCTCCCCGCTGGCAACTACCAGTACGATCTTAACCTTACTGATAACACAGCCAACGTTACATACAAGATTCTCCAGGGAGCCTTTACAGTGGCTGCGAGTGTGACCCAATAATGGCAGTTACACCCGATAGCATTTCCGTAATTGAAATCCCAATTGTTACAAACGTCTTTGACGTCTTAACCACACAAACTTTAACCATTGAGCTAGGCCCTATCGGACCACAAGGCCCAATGGGTTACGCAGGAACGGTAGGTAACACAGGTGTCACTGGACCCACAGGTAGTGCAGGCAGCCAAGGACAGACTGGCGGTACTGGATCCCAAGGAAATACAGGCAGCACAGGCGCTATCGGCGTCACAGGATCCACAGGTGCTAGTGGACCTACAGGTAGTACTGGAGTCACAGGGACTACTGGATCCACTGGGTCAACAGGAGTAACTGGTAACACTGGCCCTACGGGCGCAGTAGGTAACACAGGCTCAACAGGTGTTCAAGGTAACACAGGAACAACTGGGCCTACAGGTGCAACTGGATTAACAGGCACTACTGGTCCAACAGGCTCACAAGGTAATACAGGTCCAACTGGAGCCATTGGTGCTACAGGTTCTCAGGGCAACACGGGTCCAACAGGTGCTATCGGTGCCACTGGATCACAGGGAAACACTGGTCCAACGGGCGCCCAAGGCGTAACTGGAACTACAGGCCCAACAGGTGCCGTAGGCAATACTGGTGCAATAGGCACTACAGGCCCTACAGGGCCTACAGGAGCCATTGGAAACACTGGAGCCACTGGTAATACTGGCAACACTGGCAATACTGGTTCTCAGGGCGTTACAGGTAATACAGGCCCTACTGGCTCACAAGGGCCAATTGGCGACCAATACCAGACCAGCTCAACAACATCTATAACTTTGCCAGCAACTGGCTCAGTAACATTGACAATCGGCACTGGACTTTCATATTCACTCCAGCAGTCAGTTATTGTCGCAAATTCAACTTCCGCTTACTTTGTAGGCGATGTCAGTGCTTACACATCAGGCACTGGTTCATTAACCCTTACCGTTACTAAGACTATCGGTATCGGAACATTCACATCTTGGACAGTCAACCTTGATGGCGCCGTAGGCGCTATTGGTGTAACAGGTGCCCAGGGTAATACTGGAGCCACAGGAATAACTGGTCCCACAGGAGCGATTGGAGCAACTGGTGCTACAGGCGCTGTTGGTAATACTGGTGCTATCGGCACCACTGGTGCTATTGGCACTACTGGTCCTACTGGACCAACTGGAGCAATCGGTAACACAGGCGCCCAAGGAAATACAGGTTCCCAAGGCAACACTGGTCAGACTGGACCTACAGGAAGCACAGGTACAACAGGCCCTACTGGCCCTACTGGATTAACTGGCGCTACTGGTGCTACGGGCAATACTGGTAACACGGGTAATACGGGTTGTACTGGTAATACAGGTGCTGGTCCAACTGGTCCTACTGGAGCAATTGGTAATACGGGTGCTACTGGAAATACTGGCCAGACTGGTTCTACAGGTTCGACTGGTGCCACAGGCGCAGCCAACCGCTACGACATCCTTATGCTCGGTGGTATGTGATACGCTTATACCATGAAGATTGCTGTGTATGCAATATCAAAGAATGAGAT